CTGCCAATCTCGTAACGGCGGGCGGCACGGTCGCTTGACATCTCGACACTTCCTGCAAGATTGCGCTTGCTTTTCGGCCCCTTGGGATAAGGCCGGGCAAGGTTTTCCGAGGCGGCCTTCTGAATATCAGTACCCATAGTGAACATAGCGTTGTTCAGGGATTCCTTGATTATCTCCGGCAAGTCCTTCACCACTTCCGCAACCTTGGGTGCGTTGCGCACCTTAATCTTCATCATCGCCAAATTCCTCCTTCAAACGGCGCTTCAGTTCCGCGGACTTCTCCATGAAAATCTGGTGTCGGTACTTTCTGTTACGCTGTTGGGCCGCCACACGCTTGCTGTTATTCCATGCGCGTTCTGATTCACACTCGTTACACAATCCGTGCGTGCCAACGTGTACCGTCATAGCACCCCGCAAGCATTTCTGACACCGATTGTATCCCATTCAAGCCCTCACCAGCACTGTGCGCTGGTTAGGATGCAAGAGAGAGTGTCCTTTTAAGGATAGACCGTGACGAATACCAATCTCCTGTTGTATTGTTATCAGGTCGTTCAGCGGCAATCCCCTGCCCGGTATGCGCGATGCAAGTTCCTGATGCGCGCGGCAGGTGCGCCTGTCGTGCATCACTATCAGGCGGTAGTTGAACTGGCGCCCCAAGTCCTTCTCGCCCTTCAGATACCCGCGCAGGCGCCCCTCATTATAGATGCCGTTAATCTCCGTGCGTGCCAGCCTCACCAGCTTGTATGTCTGCAAATTGGCCGCCTTACCCATCTCCGCCACTATCTGCGGAATGGACTTGCCTTCAGCCACTCCAACAGTAATCGTGCGCTGTAAGGAATCACGCAGGTCGCCCTGATAGTTGTTGAAGCCGCGGGAGAAGTGCGGTTCGCCCTGAAGGCTGCGCACCAGTTCCTTGTCATCGGTTCCCATCTCGGCCTTCGCTTCCGTGCCGCGCAGTTCCCCGAATGCCGTCATCATCCCGTGCTTGAAGGTATTAGTGATGTCATCATCAACAGCACCCTTCATCTTGTTAGACAGCAGGATTGCCAAGTCATCAACAGACGCGCGTAGTTCAGTTTCCGTGCGCAATGCGCGCAGCGGTATCAGTTCCTCGCGGACTACTCCGCGGAGTTCTCCGGCAACTCGTTCAATATATCCGCTGGTCCGCTTGGCGCCTTGGCCTCCGGCGACACCGGGAAATGACTTGGAAAATCCTGTTGCACCACCTCCGCAGTCTTTGGGAAGACCAGTTCGCCATTCTCATCTATGTCCACCTCTATGCCCGCAGATTGCAGGGAGGTGAGGATGTTGGCCTTTACCTGAAGGTTATTGAGGCGCTGCGTTTCATTGCGTTCATTAATGTCATTGAAGCGTACCGCCCAAGTGCTGATGTCCAGCAGCTTCAGCAGCGGCTTGAGGAAGCCTTCTTCTATCATACGCTGCGTTTCGCGGATTGTGCGGTCGAAGATTGTTACCTGTTCACCCTCGCTGTTAAGGCCGCCAACGCCCTGTATGTTACCGACGATTAACGGCATCACTCCATAGGAAGCGTTGATGTCGCTGTTGATGCGTTCCATATAGGGCAGCATCATCAGTTCATCCATGTTGGGCATAACGGGAACGAACTTGGCGGTGGTGCTGGCATCGCGGCTGCTGATGATGGGAATGAAGTTGGGGTTCCTGCGGGTTTCCTCCGCGATGTACTCGCCAAGCCGGTTCAGCGACTCCTCATCGTGGCCCGGTACATCAAGGAAACCCTTGGGTGGCCGTTCCAGCCGGTATATCTTCTTCTGCCACGCCTCAATCGCCAAAGCAGTTTCTATCTTGTTGGCAAGCCCGATAATCGGGGACTGACCATACAGGCGCGCGGACGCGCTGTACTTGTTGAAGTGGATTATCTCATCACGCGCAAATGGTATATTCTCGCCATTAGTTTCATAGAAGTAGCACATCGGCACCAGCTTCGTGCCGGATTCCCTGTTGTGAGTACCCTCCATCATCTCGCGGGTGATGGGGTCGAACATCTCGTCATCACGGAAGCGCCCGAACTCGTCCACGTTGAACCTCATGTGCTTGGCGTCCTCCACCCACAGTTCCTTCACCACGCGGCCGGTGATAGCACCGCCCTCATCAGTAACGTAATCATAGACGATGCTGACCCACGCATCATCGAAAATCTCCACCTGCCGTATCATTGCCTTCATCAGTTCCACGCCTGTTATGTCTGCGCTGCCATTGGTGGGGTCAGCCAGCAGGTGCGCCAGCCGCTTGCGTTCATCATCATNACCCTGCCCGCGGTCTATGTACTCCCAGCCCTTCGCAACAGATTGTGAAGCGATGCGCCCGATGACCGTGCGCAGATGCGAGTAGCGGTCTGCCAAGTCCTCAAGATAGGACTGGTCTATGGATGGCATTATGGCTTCCTGATAGCCACTGTCAGGCGTTACTCCCGAGTACACAGGCGTGCGCGCATCCTTAATCAAATTGGTGTCAAGCGTCTGTTGCCACTGTTCCAGAGGCGACAGCTTGCGCTGGGGGCGGCGGCCTATGATGCGGTCATACCACGCCATTGGTAGCCTCCTTTAGCGCTGCCACTAATTTAAACACTCCCTTTGTCCGGACGGCTATCTGCTTTTCCAGCTTGCGACTCCACTGGTGGCCGCTATTGCCACCCATCAATTTCCACATTATGTAGCCCTTACTGGGGCGCTTGCGATTGTTGAAGTTCTTACCCTTGGGGTCAACAGGCGCGTGCCGCGCGTAATACTTGTACACACGCATTGCGGTACTTGTGCCAACAGAATCCTCCCCAGTAAGAAGCCGATTAACCTTCAACGTCACATCACCACCTCCGTAACCAAACTTGGCGCGAAGTGCCGCACCCTGTTTAGCCTCCCGTTTCACGCCCTTGGGAACGGGATACGAGTCAGTCAACCGTTCTCCCGCGCCAGCAGGCGCCGGTTGGCCGGTTCATCTATGAAATCCCGCAGCACAGGTTCCACAAGCAGCCCTGTTGGCACCTCATTAGCGCGGGCCAGCTTCTTGAGTTGCCGCTTGGTCTGCGCAGTCACGCCGTACAACTCCAGCCTCTCACGCTTTTTCATATAAAAAGTGGATGGCGAGTGACGGTGTCACAAAGCAAATAGGTGTATGCCCGGGAGGCCCGAAATGGATTAGTTGACGCCTCGCCATCCGGAGAGGTAGTCTGCGATTGCTGTTAATAAGCGTTGCTGTTACAGGAAATCCCAGCGGGTGAAGTGTAGCCGTTTCTTCTCATAGTTCTGCACGACCAGTTCACACATCCATAGCGCCATAACAGCATCAGGCGTGTGTCCCTCAAGGCGCCCGTTCTTACCATAAATCAGCCGTGATAGCCCATCCACCAGCTTCCGCGTGCCGGGGCGGCTGTTCTCCCGCGCATCTATATTCCACGGGATGATATACTTCTCCTGTTCCATACGCAAAGCGATAGCAGGAATACCGACATCGTGGCGATGCTTCTCCTTGCCCGTGTTATGACCCTCAACAGGAAGCCCCTCAAGCTGCTGCGCAGCGTGAACCACAAGACGCTGATAGCCGTTGGACTCCACCATTATCTTCCGCGGCTTGAATCGCACCGCCAGTTCCCGCAGCATATTCACCTGCGCCTCCAGCCACCCGGCACCCCGCGCCTGTATCTTGCCAGACCAGCAGTAATGCACGCGCCGAACGTGCGTCGGCCTGTGATACGACATAACCACATAGGCCGTTTCATCGTGCTGCGTATCCATCCCCACAGCAAGGTCAACTCCCATCACCGTTTCCCAGTCATCTCCCTCTGCCGGAATATCCAGCGCGCGGCCCCTGTCAAGACACTCCTTCAAAACGTGGAAGGGAATAACAGCACTCTCCGGGTCCAGCGGGTTCAACAGGTACTCCGACTCGAAAGCCCGGCTACCCATCGTTTCCCTCTCCTCCTCCAGCCGTTCCAGTGACCAGTACTCCGGCCAGCGCGGCGTTCCATCCTCCAGTAACGCAGGATGTCGCAAGGTTGACCAGCGAGGACTTTCAGTAACCCAGTCAGTCACATCCTCCACTCTCTTCTGTGTACCAACCAGTAACAGTGACGCATCAGGCAATCGCATCGGCATAACAACACGCTTGATGTAGTGGATTACCTTCTCATCAGTCAAATTAGGGAACTCCTGCAACACATCGTCCAGTATGATGAGGTGAACGTGCGGCCCCTCCAGCGCCTTGCCAATCGAAGCCGCGTGTACCCTCGAACCGTTGTTGAAATACTTGGCGCCCTTCCTCCACGCACCCTTACCATCGTCCTTCTTCTTTACCATCCCCTCCAAGCGCCATGAACGCCGGCAAATCTCCTCGAACTGTTCCAGCTTGTCCCACGCCTGTTCCAAGGTCGCGGAAATGTACAATGCACGGAAGTTCGGCTGCCGTAGCATCTGGAAGGCCAGTACCGACAAACTCCAGCTTGTCTTCAGGTGGCCGCGCGCGCAGATGATGGCTGTATGCGTCGAATCACGAAAAGCGTCAGTCCACTCGTGGTGCATATCACCCAAAGGCACGAACTCGCCCGGTTCCAAAGCCATATAGGAGTCCAATGCCTCATTCACGAAACTCTCCATCGTCATCGGTGTTGCACGCATTATATCCAGCGCACCTGTCACCGCTTGCGTCAGGTATTTCGATTCAATAGTCGTTCCTTGGGAAGACATTAATCTCCTTGGGTGTAACCCGGTTCACTGTCATATATTCCAGCAAGTCAACAACATTATCCGTTTCAAAAACCACCTTCCCATCCTCCCATACTCGTACACCCATCTAACTCTTCCAGAAGTTACCCTTGCCATCCATGCTGTACACCTCAAACGAATGCTTGAACTCATAACGCGGTATCAGGCACGCCAAACCCGACTTCTCACCCATCTTCTCCGAATACTCTCCTATCGGCTGCGTCTTCCACATATTGTTGGTGAAACCAAACATCAGGTTCCCCACAGACGCCTTCCAAATCTGGTCGCGGTCTATAAGCGGCAAATACCAGATGTAGTAATCTGCCTGCGTTACCTGTATCCCACTCGCCTTCCCGCGACACTCAAACTCCAACACCAAGTTCCCCGTGCCTTTGAGATAGTCCTTCTCGTACAAATCCGTCTTCACCTCATACAATGTCGTCTTCTTACTATCAGGGTCCACCATCTTCAGGTCATACTCACTCGTAAACCCCTGTGACAAGCACTTCAGGCCGAAATACATCTCTAAAAAGTGCTTCATCACATTCTGGCCCTGCTGACCATCACGCAAGTCAGGCTTGAAGTCGTAATTAGCCACTAACCTAACTCACCCCTCAATAACTCAATGTACTTCTCCAAAAACGCACGCTGCTGCGCCTCCTTCAAATCACTCGCCTGTAACGCACGCCGAATACACGTGTTAATGAAATCAACCAACTCCTGCTTCTCATCCTCCCGTACCTGCATCTTATCTAACATCTGGGTCAACTTCGCAAACTCAAACGTCCGCGTCTGTCCCTCCCCACTACGCAACTTCTCCAGAAACTGCTGACGTACCTCCTCTATCTCCTCCATCCGGTCCCGGACCTTCACCTTCGCAAACTCCTTCGTTTCCTCCGTCAAGTCATGCTTTATCTCATCTCGCATCTCATCCCAGCCCATTACCTTCGACCAGCGCTTTACCGTCGTCACATCCATCGGAGGGTCGAAACTATATCGCTTGTTCATCTCCTTCGCTATCTTCCCGTAGGATATACCCTGCAAAAACAATCCCAGCGCCTCCTGCTTGTCTGCTAACTTATACATCCTTCTCCTTGTCTTTCTTTCCTACCCACGGTTCGTCAATTAGACTCTCCGGCGCATTGTCGAAATATCTATCATCAACCTCAAGCACCCCATCAGTCTCACCAAACAAACCCCTCCTCAATCGAAGTCTCATTCCTCACACCATACTTTCATCATCAAAGAATTATTCACGCTTCCGCCTCTCAACATATCCATACAACGCATCCCATACAGCCTCCGTCACAGGTATGCCATCATCAGCAGCATACGCACGTATCCGATGCCAAACATCCTTGCGCATCTCATCACGACCTACGTTCAATAGATACGTCTCTGGCTTCGGTTTTCCTTTAGCATACCCCGGCATCAGTACCTCGGTGGAACAGGGCAGTTCCCATGATTGCGGCGCACTCCACAGGAGAGGAAGTGAGTAGCTATCGCCACCCTGTCCCAATACACCAATAAGAAGGGGGTTAATATAAACCGACCCACCACTTTCTTTCTGAAAAAAAATAAGACCGGCCTCACGAACCTACCCCAGAAGAATTATTGACATAGGATGTATGTATGCGGGCACCCCCAATCCTGACTTCTTA